GCGTGGTCAGCATCTTTGATGGGTCGACTGAATACTTCGAGGCGATCTTGGCTAGCAGGCTAGGCGGCTGGCTGGCTTGCGGTAGCGTGGCTACGGTGTTCATTCACTTATCTCCTTGGTGGCGTCCTCGATCTTCTGGCCGACTTCAAGTTCTTCGGCCACTTCGAGCGCGGTAGGAACGCGGACGGTATAGATGGACTTGGCTACATGGCGAAGTGCCTGGGCCTGCGTGGTTGCCTTGACGAGAATCGAATCTCCGTTCAGCGCTTGGACTTGATAAATGCGGGCTTGTGTTGTCACTGCTTATTGCTCCTTGATGATGAATCTTCGGCTGCCTTCGCCGGCCTTGAGGTACTGCGAATAAATCTCTGGAAGTGCTGACCTGAATGCCGCCGTGTCGAGCCGCATCGTCTGCTTGGCCTGCTTCCAAGTGACCAGCTCATGCTCGCCAAGAACGAGGCGCGAGGCATCGCCCATGTACGCCTTTAGGCTGCCGATCACGCCGATGGTGCCGGCCTTCTTGTCGCCATCCAGCTCGGCTTCGAGCGCGGCGATCTGCGCCTTCAGCTCGACAGCGCGGGCGATCAGCTCCAGCGTCTTCGGGTTCGCCTCGATGGCGCTGCCGTTGTCGGATGGATACAGGCGCTTGATGTCGGAGTCACACACCGGATCCGGGGCGCGGTCGGCGATCACGTGACGATCCCACCATTCCGAGGCGCGGGCGATGATCTCGGCTTCAAGCTCAAGATCACGGCGCAGGTTGTAGACGCGCACTTCCTGATTGCCAAACAGCACGGCCAGATCCCAAGCGCTACAGCCGCTCAGGGCCATGTAGGTGGCGCATTGCACCAGATAGGCCATGGGCACGGCGTCGGTGCCTTCCTCGCCCCATTCGTCAGGCTTGTACGCAGCGAAGGCGCTGGCGGTCTTGGCTTCGAGTCCCAAGTCGGTACGGATGCGGCCCTGATGCGCGGCGATCTTGGCACCGGGAGGGATCACCAGCCTGTCGACGTGCCCGATCAGCGGCGCAACCGGATGGCGCAGCATTGGGGTGTAGCGCTGGACGTAGTTGCCGGTCTTGGCGGTGTATTCGCGTGCGACGAATTCCTCGGCGTAGGTGCCGAAGCGCATCTGTAAAGTCTCGTCTTGCGGCTCGGCGCGTCCGGTTTTCTCAAGATAGACGTCCACCGGCGTGCGGTAGGGCGAAAGCCCCAGGATGGCTCCGACATCGGAACCGCCCAGGCCGGCGCGTCTTTCCAGCAAGAATTGCTCGCGTGCGTTCATTTCTTCTACTCCTGATAAATGGCAAACGGCGACAGGTTTTCCGCCTTGCGTCGGCAGGCACAGCACATCCGATTGCTTGGCCCATCGCTCTTGAACTTGCCGCCGCAGCACAGGCACTTGCGCTCGGTCTTCGGAGAGAACCGGGTCTTGGCAGCGTCGAACTTCACGTGCTTGGCAACCCAACTCTTCGAGCGCTGCGCCAAGTCTGCGACGGTCTGATATGTCATGCCGGAGTCGACCAGCCGGCGAACGTCATGCGGGGTCATGTGCGCTTCCTCTTTGGTTCGTTGGTCTGTACCGGCATGCAGCCAAGCTCGACACCCTGATCGGTGACGGCTCGCCACTGGCCCTTGAGGCAGGCGGTAAATTCCTTGTCGATGCGCGCGGCGCGTTCGTTGGCTGCGGCGGCTTGGTCGTGGTAGTCGAGGGTCATGGCCAGCGCCCACAGCGCCAGCACGGCCAGAAGGTGCGGGTAATAGGTCGAGCGCTTGGTGACAACGACAAGGCGGTTCATTTTTCTACCTCATCGTGGTGCGCATCGCACAGCGCCAGAAGCGGGGCCTTCAACTTGTTCCAGAATTCCAAGGCGTTGCTTGCCATGCGTGAAATGTCGTCATCGGTGAAGGCTTTCCATTCCGCGTGGGTATGGCGCTGGCACCCGATGCGCATGTACTGACCCGAGATCAGAACCGACCAATAAAGATTAACGACGGAGACAGGAGCCTTGGTCAGAATTTCCCCGTCGAGGTTGGCCCCGTCGAGGTTGGCCCCGGCGAGGTAGGCCCCGGCGAGGTTGGCCCGGGCGAGGTTGGCCCCGGCGAGGTTGGCCCAGGCGAGGTTGGCCCCGGCGAGGTTGGCCCCGTCGAGGTTGGCCCGGGCGAGGTTGGCCCCGTCGAGGTTGGCCCCGTCGAGGTAGGCCCCGGCGAGGTTGGCCCCGGCGAGGTAGGCCCCGGCGAGGTTGGCCCGGGCGAGGTTGGCCCAGGCGAGGTAGGCCCCGTCGAGGTTGGCCCCGGCGAGGTTGGCCCGGGCGCTGACAGCCGCTTCAAGCGTGAGGCGAAGGTTGTTGTCTGCTGCTTCATGCGAGAACAGCACGGAGCCAGAAAAGCGACACTTGATTTCGATCTTCATTATTCAATCTCCCCATCAAAAATCCACCACAAAAACATGGCCGCCAGTATTGCGATGGCCGTCATCAGCTTGTTTGCGAGCGCTTTCATGCTTCTATCCTTTTGAACTCGACGACCCACACCCACGGGTTCGCGTCCCATGATCCGGGGCCGTTGATCTGTTCCCATAGCTGGCGGTACATAAACTTTTCTGCCGACCGAAATTCGGCTCCGTGCCATTGCTCGTATGTCGGGCACTCCATTCCGCAGTGATACACACCCTCGGCGCAGCAGTCGTTCGTTGGCCCTCTGTCGCTGATGTCCTGCAGCCGCTCGACGCGCACGGCAGTGATTTCGAGCAGGATGCGCGAGGCCCAGCGCGGCATGTGGATCGATGGAATCGTGGCGCTGCGCTCTCCGCGATAGGCGTTCATGGCGCACCACGCTTCGCTGGCTGCCTGTGTGTTATCGATCTCGCGGAACGCGCCGTCGGCCAAGTACCGCACACCGTCAAGCCCGTTTGTCAGTTCCTCGGCACGGCAAGTTTCCCGCACCCACAGCCGGTCGCCGGGCTGGCCGTAGGGGCAGCGTACTTGCTTTCCGTCAGGGGCGGCCGTGACAGCAGCGGACAACCGGAACTGAACGTCAGCATTGCCAACCGGCTGCGGCTTTACCGCGCGCCGCGTCTGTGTCTTCCGGCCGTCGAGGATGGCGCGCACCATCGGTGCGCTGAACAGGATTGGACGTTCTTTCATGATTCGCACCCCTGGCGCTGCTCGTAGGCATCCAGCGCTGCCGCTTCGGCTGCGTCGTCTGATTCTTTCTGCAGCTCCTTGACGGCCAGCCGATAGGCCGAGGTTTTGTAAGCGGCCAGCAGGTCAATGCGCGCCGCTTCGAAGTCTTCCTTGGTGCCGCGCAGAATGGCATTGCGCAGGTTCACCGTGCTGATGTCGAGCAGCTTCGGGTACGCACTTTCGAGCGTGTTCAGCCAGCGGTCGTCCGAGATGATCTCGGCGGCTTTCGCGCGGACGGCCTCGGCCCGGCGCTCGGCGCGATCTTCCTCGTCAAGATGACGGTTGATGGCACTCGAAAGCGGGTAGGCTATCTGGCAGGCGGTGGCGAAGTTCATGACTCAATCTCCCAAAACTCCGCTTGCATCGGCTCGGTGGTTGCCTTTGTCCGTCTGTCGGCCTTGTAGCGAAGCTAGTACCGGGTTTCGGAGGCATGGCGCTTGGCGCTTTTTCCGGGCCGCGATGGGTTGCGGTATGGGTGCATTATCGCAAACGCGATTGATGATGTCAACGCAATTGCGATGTTTTGTGCAAAATAAAGCCGGCTCGATGGCGGGTAGTGAAACTCTGTGCCGGCTGGACGGCACCAGTCAGGATGTCAGGCGATCGCCGGTCAAGAAAAAACCCGCCGAAGCGGGTTTGGTGAAATTTGGCGCGATGCTGCTGCGTCGACTACCGCAAGCCGCGCCGCCAATCTCCGCTGCCGTAAGGCTGCTGGTAGCTCGGCTGCGGTTGATATGACGGTGACGGGGATACATAGCCGGGACGCTCTACCCCATACACTGACGGGCTTCCAAGCGGTTGTTGATACGACGGCGGGAGCAGTTGGTTGTCCTGTCGGCGATAGGTCTCGTAGTTCTCTGTAGACTGCCGCTGGCGGGCCTGCTCTACGGTTTCCATCGGGTTATTCCTATCTGCGTAAGCAAGCGTCGAGGCCAGCGTCATGAGAAGCAGCACAGAACGTTTCATATCGAACTCCTTGTCAGTGGTGAATCAAGGGAGCCTGCGATTTATCCAGGCGTGAAACTTGAAGATTAGCCAGATCGTTACTCCAACGGCAGCCAGCCCGAACACTGGCACGGTGAATGCCTGAAACTCAGTCGGTGTCCCCTCCGTCAGCCACTTCTGCAAGCTCAGGAATCCATAGATCAGCCCGGCGAAGATAAGCAGGAGCGTGATGAAGAAGGCATTCATGGCCAGCCATTGAGTTATCGACTTCAGCATGCCTATGTCTTTCGTTCAATTGTCATAAGTCAATGACGCCTGTGTAATACGCTGGCGCCATTCTGACATAGAAATTACGCAGCCTTTGGTTCAGACTTTGGGTATTCACGCGCTGCGTCCCTGGCTTTGTCGAGAACGACGGCCTTTCCTTCGCTTATCATGGTTTGCATGAGGCCAGCTACTTCGTGGATCGCCTTGTCGCCGCAAAGCAGCGTTTCAATCCCCGTCTTAAGGTAGTAAACATCAACGCCAAGGGCGTAGGCAATCATGATTAGATCGGGACGGCTTGTCCTTCCGTTTTTCTCAAGCGTGCTGATCGTTGATTGCCCGGCCCCGCTCAAGTCTCCAAGCTGAGTCTGGGTCAGCCCCTTCGCATCACGTAGCCTTTTGATTCGTTCGCCTAGTGTTTCCATATCTCAATCATGATTCGGAAGATCATCGCAAAGGCGTTGACATGAAACATCGCAAACGCGATAATGTCAGACATGAACTGGAAAACCATAATCGAAGAAATCCAATGCGCCGGCATGTCACAGTCGGCCATCGGAGAAGCAATCGGCAAGTCTCAGGCGTGGGTTTGCGATGTCCTGAATGGTCGATATGCAGACCTGAAATGGTCTGACGGCGAGGCTCTGCGGAACCTTCACAAGAAGAAAGTCGGCAAGCCAGCAAAGGTCGCCTGATGGCCAAGAAGAAGCCCAAGCCCGACGCCGCCAAGCGCCGCGAAGAACTGCGCAAGCAGCTCGAAGAGCAAATGCAGCGCATGCACGCGACTCCCGCGCGGATCGGCAGCAGCAAAGGGTCTTCGCGGATATGAACACTTCCTCCCTGCTGGCAGCGCCAGCCTTCGCCGGCAGCCCGTCAGGGTTCGCCGGCTTTTCTTTTTCCGAAAGATAGCTGATGCCTGAAATCAGAATCGAAGTCCCAGACGACGAGGTAAAGGTTCTCGACGGGTATTGCTCTGGAACCGGCAAGGGCCGCACTGATGTCATTCGTTCGATCCTCCGCGATTGGTCTGCTGGAAAGTTGCATGAGTCCATCATGGTCTGCCGCGTTGCCGGCGTCACTCCGACCGTATCGGAGTCTGACCGGAGTCCTGCCGGAAAGGCGGTGAAATGAGCGCAGCAGCCCGCTATGAGTCCATGAAGCGTCAATGGATCACAGCTCATCCAGACGCCACGCCGGAGCAGTACCAGGCAGCCATGCGTGAGCTGGCGAGAAAGGCTGGACTGTGATCAAGCGGCCATCTTTTCAGTTCTATCCGGCTGACTGGCGCAAAGACCCCGCGCTTTCCGCTTGCTCACTTTCAGCGCGAGGATTGTGGATCGAATTGTGCTGTATCGCTCACGAATCTGATGAGTATGGCGTGCTGTCAATCAACGGGAAACCGATGTCAGATATACAGCTTGCCAGAATGGTCGGAGAATCGCCTAAAGCAGTAATCAAGTTAATCGCTGAACTAGAGCAGGCTGGCGTTTTTTCTAGGCTTGAAAATGGCGCTATATACAGCCGCCGCATGGTCAAAGACGAGCACATCAGGAACGTAAGGGCGTCAGCAGGAAGCAAAGGCGGAAACCCTGATTTGATTGGGAAGAAGGTTAAGCAAAATCAAGAATGTTTGGATAAGCAAAACGGAGAGCAAATCCTAACCCCTTCTTCTTCTTCTTCTTCTTCTACTTCAATAAATACACCCCATACCCCAAAGCCGGCGAGTGATGGATTCGAGCGATTCTGGTCTGCCTACCCGAAGAAGGTCGGCAAGGTGGCAGCCGAGAAGGCATGGCAGAAAGCGAAGATCAACGGGCATACTGACGACGTGATCGCTGCTGTCGAGGCTCAGAAGCAGTCCGAGCAGTGGCGGAAGGAACGCGGTCAGTTCATCCCGAATCCGGCGACATGGATCACGCAAGGCAGATGGCTCGACGAGCTTGGCGTTGGCTCATCTTCCGATGCTGACAATTCGCTGTTTCAGGGGATGCTCTGATGCTTCCGCTCGGTGCCGCTCCACTGCTCGCCATGCGCAAGGCTGGCAACGTACCTGACGGTTCGGTGTGGGTCAGCTACGGAAACTTTAGCGAGACTGGCTGGCATCTCTACGGAGACACGCTGAGTCTTCCCGAGCTGGTCGTGCGCTTTGATGATCCGATTGACCGCCTCGACTTCCGCTGTCTCGTCAAGCTCGACGTGACGCTGTACCTCGCTCGCTACGACGACAACGCCGCGCTGCTGTTCGCGCGCTTGCAGGACTACGCAGCCGAGATCGTCATGCTGTCACCGGACTTCGATGAAGACCTCGGCATGTGGTGGCTGCCACGCTACGGGGTGATCGCTTACGAACGGCGCGGCATCGTGTCGCGCTACACCGCAGCGAAAGAAAGCTGCATCCATTCGCGCAACAAGGCCGAGCGTGATATCGCGCACGCCGAGGAAATGCGCTTACTTGGGGAGAATCCATGGCTCAGATGCTTACCGCAGACACGGTCGACTTTTCCGCGTACCTCGCAGAGACAGATGCCGCGCACAAGGTCGTTCGCGCCAAGTCGTTTGTCGATGACGTGATCGCGTATTACCACTCCGACGCAGTGATCCAGGGCGCTCGCCTGCCGTGGCGTAAGACGCATAACCAGATCCGTTTCCGCCCCGGAGAGGTCACGCTGTGGGCTGGCATGAATGGCCACGGCAAGTCGCTTGTGCTCGGACAGGTGACCATCGGATTCGCCGCAGAGAAGCAGCGGGCGTGCATCGCCAGCCTCGAAATGAAGCCGATGATCACGCTGGCCCGCATCTGCCGTCAGGCGAACGGATCGTCTCTTCCCGATGCGGACTTCATTCGCCGCTTCCACGCTTCGACTGATGGACTGCTGTGGCTGTACGATCAGCAGGGAACCGTCCGGCCCGAGATGATGCTGGCGGTCATCCGCTACTGCGCCGACAAGTTGCGCGTCGATCATTTCGTGATCGATAGCCTGATGAAGTGCGGCATCGATGAAGACGACTTCAACCGTCAGAAGCGCTTTGTCGATTCGCTCACAGCCATTGCCCGCGATACCGGGATTCACTTGCACCTTGTCGCGCACAGCCGCAAGCGTGCCGACGAGTTTTCACCACCGGGCAAGATGGACGTGAAGGGAACCGGAGCGATCACGGATCAGGTCGATAACGTGCTGACGGTCTGGCGCAACAAGCGCAAGGAATCCGAGCTTCAATCCGGGAATAACAAGTCGGGTCATGATCCGGACGCGCTGATCATCTGCGACAAGCAGCGCAACGGAGAATGGGAAGGACGCGTCGGCTTGTGGTTTGTGCCGCAGGCGATGCAGTTCGTCGAGGATGGCGTGAGCGGTGCCATGCCGATGATGGTGGGCGCGTGATGGAAACACCAACGATGCACGAGCTGTTCGACGGGAGCGATGCTGCGCTGCTGAATTCTTCGGGGAGTGATGCGATAGCCTCAGACAATCGCGCGCCCGCGCATTTTCCGGAAAAACTATTGATTGATTTCGTCATTCCCGGCGAGCCGAAGGGCAAGGGCCGGGCACGCAGCCGCATCGCCAAGGGCCGCAACGGGGCGCAGTTCGTCGCGCACTACACGCCGTCAGGGACGGTCGAGTACGAGAACCTTGTACGCATGGCGGCGCATGAGGCGATGAGCGGACGCGGGCCGACTGGCTTTCCCTGTCGCGTCACGGTGCTGGCCTACTGCTCGGTGCCTGCCTCGTGGTCGAAGAAGAAGCAGGCCAAGGCACACCTGGGCGAAGTGTTCCCAACTGGCAAGCCGGATCTCGACAACGTGACCAAGGCGGTGCTTGATGGGATGAACAAGATCGTCTTTATCGATGATTCGCTGGTGTGCTCGCTGACGGTTTCGAAGAATTACTCGGCCACGCCGCGCGTTGAAGTGATGGTGCGCGAGCTGGATGGGGAGGCGGCGCGATGAAACTCTGCGCTGACGAGACGGCAACCAAGCGCTGTACGAAGTGCGGTGAAAGATTTATTTCCGAATATCCAAAACTTAATCTTCCTCACAAGAAGTGTGGAGGAGAGCTATTTGTTATTGAAACATTCAAACCGAATTGTAGGACGCGCGAGAAGAGCGGGCTTTCTCCAAGAGAGCTGCGCAACCATTGGGCAAGGGAAAGCATAAAAGGGCTTTCAGATTCCTATATCAAACAGGTGTTAGGTGACAGAAATTTGCCAAGAGAAATTATTGAAATGAAGCGCGAGCAACTTTTAATCCACCGAGCAACGAAGCAGCTACTTCAAACCATCAAGGAGAAAACGAAATGAGCGAACAAGTCACAGACATCAGCACGTCAGGCGATCTGCGCAGATTCCTTTGCGACTGCATGCTGCAAGTGCGCGATGGCGGTCTTGATCTTGGACAGGCAAATGCAATCGCAGGGTTAGCGAAAGAACTTAACTCGAACATGCTTGGCGAGGTTGCTGTCGCCAAGACAAGGTTGAACCTTGAAGGACGCGCTTCAAACTTTGGCCAGGTCACAACGATGGGCCAACTGCTCATCGGAAAATAACCGATGCAGCAGCGTGCCCGTTTTGATGAGCGCATCGACTGGTTCAGGATCATCGTCGACATTCGCCGCAACGGGCACACGTATCTCACCATCGCTGCGACGATTGGCACGGTCAAGTCGAACGTGCGCAACATCGCCAATGGCACCGCGCCCCGGTATGAGTTCGGCGAACGGCTGATCGCCATGTGGGCCGAGCTGACCGGGAAAAGTCCAGAAAATGCCCCGCGAGTCAGCCGATACTCGTACCGCTCTTGATCCTTCCACATCATCGAAAGGCGCCAGAACATGGCAAAAACTGCCCCGCAAGTCCCCGGAGAAGTTACCGAATCCCCAGTCCCCGAAGTATCAACCGTGCCCGATACGGACGCCACGGTGACGATCGACAGGGCGCAACTCGACGCGCTGATGGCCAAAGCCGCCCAGGCCGACGCCATGGCTCGCCCGGTCAAGGCCGGCGATGCCAGCCTGCCCGACCAATCGACCATCGACCCGACCGCGATCAAGTCGCCGGTGCTGTCGAAACAGGGATGGGTCGTGCCAGCCGAGTTCGGCAGCAACCCGGCAGCAAAGCGGCTCTGATCATGTGCTTTTTCAGCGGCGGCCCTTCAACCCCGAGCGTTGACCCGGAAGCCGAGCGGCGCAAGGCGGAAGCCGAGGCGACTGCCAAGGCAAACGCCGAGCTGCAGGCCGATGCGCGCCGCAAGCGTCAGCAAAAGGGCGTGCTCGCTACCGAAGACGCTGGCGTAAGCGTGCTGGCTGCTGCGGCTCCCAAGCCGACGACTGCCGGCGCAACCGTGCTTGGCTCCGGTGGTGCAATGTGATCGACCCCAAGGCGATTACACGCCGGCTGGCAGCGCTCAAGGGCGACCGCCAGCTTCATGAGCCGATCTGGCAGGAGTGCTTCGACTACACTCATCCTGAGCGCGGCTATGGCCTGAGCAGCAGCGCTGTCCTGACCGGCCAGGAAGCGCAGACCAAGAAAAATCGCATTCTCGACTCGACCGCGACTGACTCGGTG